TAGAAGAACAAGCAGACATTGTTTTTGATTTTATTAACCGTTCTAACTTTGCTACACAGTTCTATGAGCACGCTCTTGATCTGTTAGTCGGTACAGGTACGTTACGTATTGATGAGACTGACAACACGAATATGCCAATAGTGTTTAACGCTATTCCACAAAAAGGTATTGCGTTTGAAGAGGGGCCGTATGGTTCTATTGAAACACACTGGCGTAAATTTACTGTTAAAGCGCGTAATCTTAAAAGACAGTGGAGAGGCTTTAAACCTTCAGAAAATGTACAGAACTTAATAGACAATCAGCCCGATGCAGAGGTAGAACTCAGTGAAGGCGTTGTGTATATGCCTAAGTCTGAGAAATACTATGGCTGTGTATGGGTTAAAGGTGAAGATCGTATAAGCTGGAAAGAAGACTTTGGCGATTCAAGCCCTTGGGTAACTGGTCGTTACTCTAAAGTTTCTGGTGAGATACGTGGTCGCGGCCCTGCTGTACAAGCACTGCCTGATGTACGCTCACTAAACAAAGTAAAAGAATTTGTACTACAGAAAGCCGCTATTGACCTGTCAGGTATGTATACAGCTACAGATGATGGCGTGACTAACCCCTACAATATAGTTATAAGTCCCGGAGTTGTTATTCCAGTTGGTTCTAACAACTCGTCTAACCCTTCTATCCAGAGATTAGACACTGGTGCTAACCTAGCATTGGCGCAATTTGAAATGCAGGAGCTACAGACTGCTATTAAACGTGCTTTGTTTAACGATCTGCGCGATCCTACTGGTGCTGTGCGTTCTGCGACAGAGGTAGCCATAGAGTCTAGGGAGTTAGCTAAGAGGATCGGTAGTGCGTTTGGTCGCTTACAGACAGAAGTTCTTGTTCCTATCCTCAAGCGTGTTGTCCACATCCTCACACGTAGGGGAATACTACAGCCTTTAAAGTTAGATGGGCGTGATATTGAGATTAAGTTCTTATCGCCTCTAGCTAAAGCACAGGATGCTGAAGATATTATCAATGTCCAACAAGCAGTACAGTTTGTCTTACAGAATGCTGGCCCTGATCAAGCTAAGATTGGATTCAAGCAAGAAGACTTTGGAACATGGGTAGCGTCTAAGACTGGAATGCCTGCTGAACTGGTAAGAACACCTACTGAGAAAGCACAGGTTATTCAAGCAGGAGCAGAAGCCGCACAAGCTGGCATGAAACCCTCGCAAGCACCGATGCCTGTCCAATGAGTTGGTCAAATATTGATCAACTTGCTGATTCAGAAGTTGCTAAAAAACAAGCAGAAATACGCAAGCGTAATGCTAACGACTTGGCTCAAACATACCACAGAGTCTTTACAACCGATGATGGAGCGCGTATCTTAGCAGACCTGACCAGAAGGTTTGTATATGAGAACGATACTTCTTTCGGTTCAGAAAATATTAATTATGAGGCCGCTTACCATAACGGTGAGGGTGGGGTAATTAAGTTTTTAATCAATCAGATGAAACAAGCTGAAATCAAATAAGGACTAAGTTATGTCAGAAGAACAAGCCGCTATACAAAGCGATACCTTGTTAGACAGTGCTACACCAGATCTTGCAGAAGGTGAGTATTTTTTAACCGATGGTATTAAAGGAACTGGTGAAGTACCCGAATGGCTAGATACAAAATATAAGTCTGTAGCAGATCAAGCTAAAGGATATTCTGAGTTATCAAAGAAGTTCGGTGGATTTAAAGGGACTCCTAAAGACGGTTATACACCCCCTGAAGGCATTGAGAATGATGATGCCTTGTATCAAGAGTTAGAGGCATTTGCTACTAAAACCAACATGAGTGCTGATGCGTTTGGGGAAGCATGGGAACTATTATCTGCTCAAGATCATGCCTCGCAAGAAGTTAATCAAGAGCAAGAGTTAGAGAAATTAGGAGAGAATGCTCAGGAAAGAATTAAGACTGTAGAAGGGTTTATGAAGAACAACCTTGATCCAGAGACTTACGAGCAAGCACGAAACTTAGTAACTAACGCAGATACTATTGCGCTTGTTGAAATGCTAGTACAAGCTACTGCTCCTACTAAACTGCCAATGGACGGAGGGCATAACCCTCAAGGTCTATCTTGGGAAGCTATCGAGACAGAGATGTTTAAGAAAGACGAGCAAGGAAACCTTCTAAGAAGTACAAATATAGAACACGAGCGCAAGATTCAGAAGATGATGGAAGCGTGGGGCGGTTCAGGTAATTGATTAATATGGGGTAAAAGGTGTATAATCGGTACACTGGATACCCTTTTCCCAAAGGCCCAGTAAATTTAGGTTGAATGCTGACCATTTTTACTGGGTACTCAGCAAAAAACCTTGAAAACTTTTTTTAATACTCTTTTCGAGGAAATCATTATGAGTGCTAATCTATCAGCCGTAGCGTCGATTGAATTTGACAGTATGGTAAAACATGCGTACGCGCAAAAAGGGCTATTGAAGCCTGCTGTAACAATCCGTAACAATGTAGTTGGCGACACCTACAAATTCCGTAACATGGGCAAGGGACTTGCTAACCAAAAAGCAACCTCTGCTGATGTTGTTCCTATGGGCATAAGCTATGCATTTGCAACAGCTACTCTTGCAAACTGGAATGCTCCTGAGTACACAGACATCTTTGACCAAGCTGAAGTAAACTTTGACGAGAAACAAGAGTTGGCAGACACTATTGCTGGCGCTTTGGGTCGTCGTAGTGATCAGCTAGTAATTGATGCTATTGATGCAATTCCTACCCCTGCTACTGTTGCACACGGTAGCACAGGACTGACTATGGCTAAGGTCATTGATGCTCAAGTAGCATTGCGTGGTCAAGCTGTTCCTAATGCTAACTTGTATGCCGCAATTAACAGTGCAGGACTTGGCGGTCTTTTGAAAGATGAGAAGGCAACTTCTGCTGACTACCAAGCTGTGAAAGCACTTGTTAGCGGTGGCGTAAATAGCCTAGCTGGATTCCAGTTCATCATTCTTGATGATCGTGCTGAAGGTGGATTGACTGTTACAAGTAACACTGTTGATTCATACTTCTTTAGCCGTGACGCTGTTGGACTTGCTATTGGTATTGACATGAAGACCTCTGTGGATTGGGTTGCACAGAAGACTTCTTGGCTCTGCAACGGCATGATGAAAGCTGGTGCTGTCGTACGTGATGTTGACGGTATCTGTAAAGTTGAGTACAAAGATAACGTATAAGTTGTTTTTGGGTAAACTGATTGGGGGCTTCGGCCCCCTTTCTCAAAGAGGTTAGTATGGCAGAAAAGATTAAGTTAATTTCTAACGCCTTGATATTAATTGGCGATCTGCCAGTTACGTCATTAAGCGGTAATAGCAGAGCAGAGACAGTTGCTAATAACCTATATGACAATATTGTACAGTCCGAAATGTCTAAGTACCGATGGGGATTTTCCAGACGTACAGCACAACTAGCAATGACTGCTGATACTCCTGTAGGAACTGAATACCAAAATATGTACCAGTTGCCTGCTGACTTGATTAACGTAATTAAGTTAGATCCAGCAGTACAATACAGAATCTATGGGGATAAGGTGTACACTAATACATCTGGCCCTTTATACATTGATTACACAGCAAATGTTCCTGAGAGCCAATGGCCTGTCTACTTTGCTAAGATGATAGAGTATGCGTTGGCAATGGACTTTGCTCCTTCTATTAGAGACAGTGCGGCATCTGCTGAGATCAATGCAAACAAATATGTGAACGCATCTCGTATGGCGCGTTACACTGACTCACAACAATACCCTACTGAGCCAATGAGAAGCCAACCATTTATTAATGCGAGACGTTAATGGCGTTTAATATTTATGACTTTAGGCAAGTAAGCCAGCAAGGAGAAGGGTCTTTGTGGTCTTACGATAGCGTAGAGTCTGTGTCTCTTATTTTAGCGTCAGGTTATTTTAATCAAATGGCTTACGCTATGATAGCAGGCGACACTATATTGCTTCCACAGCAAGGCCCAAGCGTAACCCTAGATGTGCAGTCAATTATTAGTGGTGTTGTTACTGTTGTTTTGCAAGGTGCAAGCGTTTTAAGCAATCCTGCATTTACCTATACTAACGGATTACTAACTGGTATTACTTATGGCGGCGGTCAGACTAAAGCCTTTTCCCATACTGATGGAGTATTAACTAGCATTGTTTTAACTGCTGACAGCGTAGTGACTACCAAAACTCTCAACTACACCAACGGTGTATTAACCAGTATTACGGAGAGTTAAATGGTCGATCTAGTAACGATAGCGCAATCTGATAGCACTAATGACGGCTCTGGCGCTTCGACAATTATAGAACCGCCACAGGTTGATAATGCAACCGATGATGCGATATTAATTAAGGTCACGCAATCACTTAATAGCGCCACGAACGTCAGTAATATAAAC